AGAGTCATTATTATTGGGAGAAACATCCCGTCGTAACCCATTGGTTCGGGCGTTGGAAAGAACTCATCGCATGGCTTTATGGGAATCAATATACGTGGCTAAACCAAGACACGGGCTTAATTGAGGACGTAAGCGAAGATGTGGAGCGTGAGTTTAAAAACGTCTACAACCGGATCCTCCCGAATATACGCCAACTCCATTCTGAAATTATCTATCCTCACTCATTCTATGTCGAACCGAACACATCAAGAGGAGAGGATGTAAAAGCCGCAAAGCTCGGATCCCGCGTTCTGGAATACACGAACCTTAACGGGAAATTTAACGTCAAGATGAACAACTACGCGAAACTCTGGGCTATCGTTTTAGGCATAGCCTATTGGAAGGAATGGTGGAACAAAGGTCTCAAGGGGAAAATTGACGATGGAAAAGGTGGAATCACATCTCAGCCTGGAGACGTTGACTTCAAATACGTCAACCCCTTCAACGTCCGGGTCAGCCCAGGATCACTCGAAAGAGACTCATGGAGATGGTTGATAGAAGGCAAGAGTGTTCCAAAGATAGATATCGCAAGAGAATTTGGAGTACATATTGACGATATCCCCGCAGACCCGTTGAAACCACACGATGTAGATCTTTGCGGAATGGGAGAGAAACCGGACGCCCGACAGGATAATGTAATCCGCTTGGAAAGATGGCAAGCCCCATCAGCAGCATATCCCAAAGGAAGACTGATGGTATCGGCTTGTGGGTGGATCCGGTATGATGGCGACACAGATCCAGAAGGAGTAATCCCCTACGTTCAAATACCAGGGATCTTTCCGATTTTGAACTCCCCTTATTCTGAATCTGCCGTTAAGATCGCGCAACCGGCACAACGGCAGTTGAACCGCTACGGCTCTATGATCGATGAGCATATCGAAAATTACAAACTGAAAGCTATGATCCCGAGAGGTTCGCTTGATCCTGGTGAAATGGAAAGATACACAAGATCCGGAGTCGATTATGTGATCACAAATCCAACAGGAGCCGGAACCCCGTATTGGCAATCCCCCCCGCCACTCCCCGAGATCATAATGCGTTGGCTTCAGTTTATGGAAAGCGAGATCCAGAAAGAAACCTCCGTTCGAGAAGTCAGCTATGGGCAGCTTCCCCAATACGCACAGCGCGCCTCTGGCATACTTTTTGACAAGATGAAGGGGCAGGATGTAAGTGTCCTTATCCCCACTTCAGAAGCCATAGAAATAAACCTTCAGGATGCAATGAACATCAGGTTACGTCTCATCCAGAAACACTACACACAGAAACGCCTCATAAAAAGCACCGGCAGAGGAAAAGAAGCCGCAGAGGTTTTTATAAAGAACACCGACCTTAGAGACAACACAGATGTACGGGTGAAGTCTGGAGTAGAGCTGTTCTCCCAGAAAAATGAAAAGAGAAGTGTCGTTATGGGGTTTGTTGATAAGGGTGTGATTTCGATGGATGAAGCGTTGGAAGTCCTCGATTATAAGGGAATGGAAGACATAATGGAGGAGAAATTCATTGACAAGAGATATGCCGGTCGAATTGTCGAGATGATTAAAGACGGCAAGCAACCCCCGATGGTAATGGATCACGATAATCATCAGGTTCACTATGACACATACAACGCAGAAAGAAAAAAGGAAGAGTTTCAAACCTGGAAGGAGAAGGCGAAAGCCTTCCTCTTGGACAGGATAGATGAACACGCCGAATATTTAGGCATCGGAGGAGAGCCACCGGAAGAAGGAGCAGGAGAAACAATCGCAGGGGCAGGAGAAGGCGGAGCAGGAGCCTTGCCGCCAATGCCCGCAGCCCCCGTAGGGGGAGTCGCGATGGATCCCGCTCAACTGATTGCGGAGATGGCCCTCGATCAAACAGAAGGAGGAGAATAATGCCGGTACAAAAATTAGTTGGAAAGTTGGAGATCGCGGAAATCTTGAACCGCGATGTAGCCGAAATCGAAGATCTCATGGATCGGAAAGAGATACCCTTTTTAGAGGGAGTTGATATCGTCGATTCAAATGGTCAGAAAGGATTCCTTGCTTTTGCTTTTCCGGTTGATGAGGTTCTCGGGAAAATTACTCCGAGGAAGAAGAAAGCCTCAAAGCCGAAGTAAAAACCACCGGAATCAAAACCAGAAAAGGAATAAAGGTTAATCATGAAAAAAGAGCCTACCGAAAAGGAACAGGTAGATCAGTCCTCCGCAAAGGAAAAGACTGACGAGCCCTCTGGCTTTGGTAGTTTTGATGAAGCTATGAAAGCCGCTTCAGATGAGCTGTCAAAAAAACAGGACTCTAAGGAAGAGGAAAAAGTAGCAGGCGAAAAAGAAGAAGAAACCTGCGATACCTGCACAGCCACAGACGAAGATCTGAAAGTTGAGGACGAGAAAGACAAAAAGGCTGATCGAGGAGTGCCTCAAAAGCCAAAGTATTTCCTCATGGGCGAGGACGGGAAACCCATACTAGACAATAGTGGAGAAAAAATCCCGCTCGTATTCAAGGACGGCGGCAAAGAGTATTACCCAGATAAACCCGACGATGTTCATACATGGGGGAACATGGGGATCCACTCTAACCGAAGACTTGAAGAGGTGAAAAAGAGGGAAGAAAAATTGGCAGAGGCAGAGCCGTTCATCCGGATGATCCAAGAGGCTCACAAAAACGGAACCCTTGTTATCAAGGAAGATGGTAAGCCACAGGATCAAAAGCTGGATGAAAGAGAGGAAGAAGAAGAGGAAGGTTATGTTGACCCTGAGCTCAAGGACTTGAGAGAAAAAGTCAAGAAATTGGAAAAGGGAATGGAAAAAGATGGAGAAGAACGGAAGAAGGAAAGGGATATGCAGTTGAAGTCCATCTTTGAAGACCAAGAAAAAAAACTCAGGGACATGATGAAACAATCAAAGGAGAAGGGATTATACGGAGCGATCACACGGCTAGAGGACGAAGAGTATCCTTTGGATACCTGGGATCTTCTGGCAGCGCTTGACGATAAAGGTAATCCCAAATATGACTTTGAAACTGCGATGAAAATGTCGCATGAGTCCCAGGTGAAGTTTGTTAAAAACTTTATCACCGCTCATCCTGAAATCATAAAGGATGAGAAGGACAAAATCATCGGACAACATTACAAAGAGAAAGAAGAAAAAGAAGCCGCACCGATCGAATCTCCTGACGAGAAAGCTACCTCAACAAGTAAAAAACCAGAGAAAAAAGAATTCACGGGCATAGAAGATGCCATGAAGTCTGCTAATGTTTGGCTTAAAGGCAGGAAGGAGGCAGGACAAAAACTCTAATTTAGGAGAAGAACATTGTTTGACATTGCAACAGAAGAAAAATTGTTCGATAGTTTCGTAACTCCTGGTGTTATTGCGGAAATCAAAAGCGCTTCAAAACTTTGGAGTGAAGTTGATATGTCTGACGATCTCACCATCGGGGGTTACGCGGCAAAACAGAAGGTTCTTGTAGAAGCGTCCCAGGCTACCTCGGCATCCAATACAGACCAATACCCTGCACCTCAGGAATCTACACCGGCAGAGACCCTTGTTTACCTCAAGAGGTCGCAGATGTTCTCGTTGAAATTTTCAGGTTTTGCTCTTGTAACAGCAGCCAAGAGAGGGACGGGTGGAGCCGCGATGGAGCCCATCGAGTTTGAGAAAACGGGAATTTTTATCACCATGAGGGATGATATGTCCCGACAACTCATGTGGGACGGATCCGGAAGGCTTGCTCAGGCAAATGGGTTAGGGTCAGGAACCGCGACCCTGGTTTTGGACAGCCCCTACAACATCAAGGAACCGACAAAGTTCCTAGCGAAAAACCTCTATATCGATGGTTACGACCCTGGAGACGACAGCCATGATATCGACGGTATCAAAATTTCATCCGTTGATTCCGCAACTCAAGTTACCCTGGCAAGCACCCAGACCTGGGCAGACAATACCTGGATCCACAAAAAGAACACCTGGAGAAAAACCGAAGCCCCCGGACAGGGAGAAATGATGGGGCTTTTGGGAATCTGCTCCGATGCAGACCCGCCAACGGGAGCCCTTCAGGGTCTTGACGTATCCGGATATCCCATGTGGAAAGCCAATGTTTTTAGCAACGGAGGCGTTGCTAGACCCCTTTCCGAAGATCTGTTAATCCTGGCAATCCAAAAGACCAAGAAATTCGGAGATATCAGCAAGATGTTCGCACTCATCACAGAAAAGATCGAGCGCGTCTGGCTTGCCTATCTCCGCAGTTTCAAGACGATGGACACCAGGGTTCAATGGGGTGGATGGGTAGGAGTGCCTTTCTACTATGGTGGGAAGCAGATCCCGATGATCCCTGACGAGTTTGTTCCTGATGGACACATTCTCGGGGGAGATAAATCAAAGCTGACCCTCTATGTGACCTCAATCGGAAAAGAGGTTGAGTGGGAGAAGGGGCTTTATTCCGGAGGGATCCTTCAGAACGTCCAGGGATACCATCAATATGCTGCCTACGGGCATATCTTCTCAAACCTGGGAGTCTCCGTGCGGAAAGCCTTCTTCAAGATCTCCGACATTCAGGAGCCAGACGTTTAAAGAAAATTAGGGGAGGGGGAGAAATCCCCCCCCTTTAAACGAGGTAAACCATGAAACCGGAGTCTTGGTTCACAAAAGAATTACAGCTTATTTATCCAGAGTTGGAAGCTGTTTGGTTCTCCCAATACGAGAAATTCTTTCTGGCGAAACAGTTTCCCCGAATGATAGAGGGGATAACTGAATATGAGCCACAATCAGGCAAGTTTTTTGTCGTTGAACTCGTATTAGAGGACGAACAGGAGAATCGGATTCCTTTAGATGGAAGACTCTTGGAAACCCTGCGGATCATGAATTATGAGAAGCACACATATCGGCTGAAAGAGATGGTCAAAAGATGGCACGCAGGAGAAGAGAAAGCAAAAGCAGATTCAAAAAATGAACAACAGATAGGAATCCAAGAACTTTTCAAAACGATCTATAGGCTGCAAAAAACAAAAACATTTGACTTAGGAGGATAAATTGGATTTAGCACAACTGAGAAGAGAACTCTTCAATATGCACGGAGGGATCACCGTTAAACTGTTTAGTGGTGAAGTGTCGGCAACGGGGAACACCCACAGCACGCCCTATTATGTCCTACCATTCAAAGAGGGAAACTTCTTTCTGAATGTCACGGCTAAAGCCGGAACAACCCCGACCATCGATGTCGTAGTCGAGTCGAAAGATCCGAGTGCTGATAAATGGCACACAATCGCTACCTTCACCCAGATCGGCGATACGATCGGTAGTGAAATGAAACCAGTGGCCGCCAACCTCGGGAAAAACATCGCAATCAAGTATACTCTCGGAGGATCGAATCCCGTTTACACGTTCACCGTGTATGCCGTGCTGAAGGTTTTTTAGAGCAAGTGGGGGGAAATAAAAGCCCCCCCCCATCTGCCTACAGGTATGTTTTAAGGAGGAACAAATGTTTCCGTTATCAAGAACAAAACTTCTAGCGAGCG